AATTCGGCATTATATGCCTGTCCTCTTGTGTGGATTATCATACTTATTATTGCTTTAATAGCGATAATATTTGCTGTCTGTGGTGCGATAGCAAAGATGACAGGTATTGCAAATACCGGATTTGGAGTAATGACCGGTGGCATTAATGTTGTAATACAGTTCTTTAAGAATTTAGGCTTTACAGCAGCAAATATTGCTATAGGGATAGGAAACGCTATTGGAGCGCTTGCTTCAAACATGATGGCAGCATTTAGCAATGCAATATCGGGAATTCAAGCATGGTTTTACGATTTGTTATCTACTGCACTATCCGTAGTGGCAGGTATTTGTGAGGCCTTAAACAATTTGCCTTTTGTTGAGTTTGATTTTTCTGGAATAAGTAGTGCAGCTGATGACTATGCTGCAAAATCCAGTGCGGCAGCAGGGAACAAGCAAAGCTATACAAGTGTATCAGATGCTTTTAATAGTGGAATGTCAACATTTGACACATTCAAGGATGGATGGGCTTCAGATGCCTTCAATGCAGGTGCAAGCTGGGGTGACGGAGTTATGGATAAGGTATCTGGAATGCTTAAGGGTGTACTTAATCCTGAAATTCCAAGCATGGTAGATCCTTTGGGTATTGGAAATATGCCTGAGCTTGGCGATATAGCAGGAAGTGCAGCTGATACGGCAGGAAACACAGGAGCTATAAAAGAAGCAATGGATATTACGGAAGAGGATTTAAAGTATCTTCGTGATATTGCAGAGCAGGAAACAATAAATAGATTTACAACGGCTGAAATCAATATTGAGCAGACAAACAATAACCACATCTCTAATAACGGTGACCTTGACGGAGTACTGTCAGGTCTTACA